CGTGGGCCGTCTTCTGGCTTAATGTCTACAACCGGCTCTAGCTTTTCTTGCGCTTGTTCCTCCGCGACAAGTTTTTCATCCGGTGTAAGTTCTGCGTCGAGAATCGCGTTCTCTACGTTTTCTGGTAGCTCTGGCATCTTTTTCTCCTACATTTGCTGTGGCTGTCGCCCCATTTGCATTCGTCCCTGAACTTCAGGAGGTAAATTTTGATTTGTGTTTATTCCCATGCCCTGAAGGAACTCGTAAATGTCATACTGTGCGCCTTCCCGCTCTGCCCAGTGCTTTTGCTCTTTGTACTCTTGAAACGCTTGGCTGCGCTCTTCATCAGAAGCATTGGGCATGTTCTGGCTAAGGATTTCCCACTCTTCAGCTTCCATTCCTGTATATTCGTCCTCGCGTCCGTATGGCATTATTTAGTCCTTTGTCTGTAGCAAGCGTCTTTGTCGTGCATACCTGAGGACGCTAGTAGTTTGTTTCGGTGTCCATTGCTTCGGACTTTGACTGCACCATCGGCACGAATTTCTGTGCTGCCAAGACCGTGTTTCTCTAAATGTGAACGAAGTTCCGGTATTTGGTTTGGGTTTACCCCAAGGTTGTGCGACCAATACTCTGCCGGAGCAGACCCAACTACTTGTGTTTGTGGGTGGTCATGCCACCTTAATACACCATCAGGGTCTTTATACAAATAGTGTTTTCTAACGTCGCTCACTGATATCCCATCCTAACGTTTTAAGTTTCTCGCTTAAAAACATCCTTGGCAGCTTTTCCATCTTCTCGGGAAACTCCAGAAAAAGCTCTACCAATCCTTCGTCATACGGTTCTGAATTTATCGTTACTTCTTCTTCGGAAAGCAGTGCGTATAAAAGTTTTTCGCTGTATTTTTCCGTTATTTCATGTAATCGTTCAAGGTTGAGGCGAGCCACTGTTCATCTGGGGTTGTTGGTTGCCTTGGGCTGCTAGCATTTGTTGCATCATCTGATTCTGGCCGCGATCCGTTGCGCCCGGCCTGCTTACTCGCTCATACGTCCTTGTGGTATTGACTGGCATGTTTGACCCAGGCTTTTGTCCAACCGGACTATCTCCCATCATGGGTTGACCGTCTTGGTTAATAATTATGTCCATCAACTCAGGAATGTTATTGTATTCTGACAGAAGCGATATGATTTTATCCATATCAAACATCTTGCCGCTTTCCTGTAACATCTGCATCATATTGGGGTTATTGACTAACTCCAATACAAATTGGGCTCTTTGTTCAGGAGTAGAGTGCTGCATTGAGTACGGTCTAACGTCAAAATTTAACTCATGCCATATTTCGCCACGTGATTCAGCGGCAATATTAAACGGCATCTGAATAGAATCTGATACATGCACTACGTCTTCAAAATCTTGTACTGGGTCGTTCCACCAGTAATACAAAAGGCTTTTGCACACGCTAGAAACCGCTTCAAAGGTTTCGTTACGCATGTCATCCACTCGGGTGTTAGCTTGACCTAACGCCATTCGGTCTTGACCCACGGTTTCTGATTGTGGCCCTAAACCACCCAAAGCTGAGAGGTTTCCACCGATCTTGTCCATGATGTTGTCTAGGGACATTCCGTAGGACATCAACTGCTGGTCGATTCCTGGGTTCTCAAACACCTTGACAGAGTTGGGGTCGTTCATCTGAACCATATCCCCGTCACCCGCTTCTCGTTGGCGTCGAGCGTCTTCGTCGTGACCAGACTGGAAACCAAACACAGTCTTCTGTCTAAGGGCTTTACGTGCATTCTTGTTAAGAATCTGGTTTGCTAGTTCGTGTACGTCTCTCCAGTGTGCAACCGGAGGCACTGGCATACTCTGTCCAATGGGCCAGTCAAATCCCAGGAAGTGATACGGACCAGCAAAGCACGGACCTTGTTTCGGTCCTTCCCATTTAGTGATATTTAGCGGTTCATTTGAGTGAGCTTTGTCGTCGGAAGAATCTCCGTCTGCGGCAAACGTTACAACTTCGTTTGTGTCAGGAAGGTAGATTTCCCAGATTTCTACTTCTTGCCGAATGCTTTCCGAGTTCTGGTTGTAGCTTCCAGAAATAGTTCCAATCTTAGGGTCACCACCCTCAGTGGTTCTTGATTCAACAAGTTCAACTAAAGACTTTCTTGCGTCTTCGTTCCAGTCAGGAAATGCTTGTGCTTGATCGAGAGCCATTCGGTACTTGTGTCCCATGAAAGAACAATGCTCCCACGGCTTACCTTTGGATTGAAGGTCTTGCACCCAGTCATCTAAAAGGACAGGCTCTACGAATGTCCTGCCTACTGGAAGCTGTATTTCTTCACCTAACTCCGTGGTGTAGTGCATGATGTCCGACTGAGCCCAACCCACCTTAAGGATGCCCATACCAAACATTCCAGAATTAACCCATTCCCTGACTTTAGAACCGAAGTCAATCTCTTTAAGCATTGCGTTAGCTAGTCTTTGTGCCCTAGCTGCTATGTGCTTTAGTTCTTGGTTCTTAGTATTAACCGTTACTTGCGGCATACGAGAGGTAAGCATTCGCCCGTAGATTTGAACAGCAAGCTGAATGTAGTTCATCGGAACGCGGTCAGAGGTTCCGTCGTCCGTGTAGTGCCGTCCTACGTACTGTCGTACAGCTTCGTAAGTATTCTTACGGTAAGGCTGTAGCTTTCGGTAGTTTTGAGAAATAACTGCTCGGAGTTTAGGTATTGTTACCACGATGGCTCCTGCTCAAGTATTCGTTGGTTTTTCTTTCTCCGAGCCGCAAAACTATACGGCGGTGGAGCAAGCTCACTCATGGGTGTTTGTTTTAATTTGATAGCAGGGCGATCCGTGACCCCCCGCCATGCAACTGCTGTAGCTATGACTCTATCCCCGTGGTTATCCCCACCGTGGGCAGGGTCTTCGGAGTTAAGTGATTTCTGATGTACGACTTTCTGGTTACTATAAACGTAATCCTTACATTCGTTAATACAAAGACGACTTCTCTCGGTGTACTCTCCGCTAGCAAGTGCTTTAGAGTGATTTGACAAAAGCATCAGCTTGGTTTGAGGAGTAGACCACCAGCCAGGAGTGAAGGTTTTCTTCTTTTTTATCGAGGATTCGTTAGTTCTCATAAAGTAATGGGCGTACCCAAACTCGATAACATGCGAGCCAAACGCACCACCAGGGCCGTTATCTTCCCAGATTAAATACGCTTCTTCGTGCAGTCCTTTAAAGAATCTACCCAGTGCTCGGACGTACCGTGCATAGTCCAATACCGATATGTCATTGCAGGCAAACTCCGCTACTTTGAACCCTGTAGTGATATCAATGACCGCTGCGGCGTGGTTTGTGGAGCCCGGCCCGCCTTTACCCGAAGCTACGTCACACCCGATTACGTATCGTCTGTCTTGGGGAGGCAGCCCGTTTACCAAGGGAGTCCAAAGTTTTAGTCTTCCGTTTGCCAAGGACACCCACTCCGGCTCCATGATTTCCGGTGCGAAGTCTATATCTCCTACGTGGAAAGGTTCCATACACGTATCTTCGCCGTTTTTCAAAGATTCCAAATCGTAAAACTGACTGCCCGATCCTGAGTAATCGATGTCCAATTCCTGAGCGATAAGTCGTTGTACGGGGCTTCTTCTGCACTCGCGGTCGTACCATGGGGAACGTATCTTTCCGTCTAGGATGTGTTCGTAATCTTGCTCTTTATCTAGTATTTCAAGCTCATTTAAACCTTTGACTCTGTGTGACCTGTAAAGACCTTCTGATTTATGCGGGTGTAAAAACCACGGAAGAGTGATTACTTCGATATCAGGAGAGTCTGCGTTAGCTACCTCGTAGAAAATACCTCCGGCTCCCTGTGGAGTAGAAAGCATTATTCGGCAATCTGTTACGTGCTGGGTTGAAGCGTAAGCTGCGTAGCCGTCGTCAGCTTTAAAAGCGGCGAGTTCGTCCATCATGAACGCTAGTTTACGCCCACCACGGGCCACATCGCCCGTAGCCGAGTAACCCACGATAGTGGATTCGTTTTGTGGTTGTTTGAGTTTAAGGCTTGAGCGGTCGTTCTTCTGAAGTTCTGGCTGGAGGAACGTCGGAAGGTTCTTTAGGTGAAAGTCCAGCTTCCACATAAGAGTATCTGGGTCGTCGGACTTATCCACAGCGTCCTCAGTACGAGAGACGAGTCCCATCGCAGAGTAGGGTTGGAAACACCACTGCCAAAAGAATACGGTAAGAACCATCCACGAAGCCCCCATATCACGGGACTTTTCGATAAGAACGTCTTTTTTTCCAAGATGCTCAACAAGCTGGAGAATGCAGTCGTCTTGGAACTCCCACGTAATAAACGGGATTACGTCTCTAGAACGTGGCTCGTACACCCAGCAAAACGTGTTTATGAAAAACAATATATCGTCTTGGCAGAACTGTCTTAACGCTTCTCCGACCATAGGATCGGTGTAAGCGGCTTCAATTAGTTCCTGACGATATTTCAGATTGCTCTTTAATTCTTTCGGCACCCCGGCGTATAGTTCGCCGTACATCCCCGAGTTCTTCGCTTGAGAGATGTTTTTCAGCCGCTGCTTCGAGCAACCCCATTGCTTTTGTGTAATCAGCTTCTCGACTCTTTTGTTCATCTTCTTGAGCCGCCAGTTTATCTAGAATCCTAATTGATAAATCCGCAAACTTGTTCTTGTTGTTCTTTTTCATATCAAGAAAGAACCACGCCCCTGCGGAAGGTGCGTCTTCCGGTGACGCTGTAGCTGGTGGAGTTTGATACGCCCAGAAAAAGTCTCCCACGATATTGGTAGATTCGGACTTCTTTAGCAAAGAATCCAAAGAATCGTCCGTTTCCTTTGAGGGTTCTTGCCCTTCGGGAAGCTCTATACCTTCGATATAGCCGTATTCAGCAGCCATTTTAGTATAAGCGGCCCAGAACGCTTTAATGCGGTCTTCGTGCTTACGGCTTCCCTTAAGAATGCTGTCTTGGATATCTACGAACTCTTGCCTTTGAGAAGGCTTTTTCCAGACATTGTAGATAAGACTCTTGTATTTACCTACTTCGAGAGAGAACTTGCTTTTATGAGTCATCTACGGCCACCGTCTAGGATTTTCATAATTGCTTG